ACATACATAGACAATCGCATACAACTTATAAAGGCAAAGCCGTGCACTGGAGTTGTTACAAAAATAGAAAAAACCTTGCACTATCCAAAAATAAATTACAATAAATCAGAAAGGTCAAGCCCCCCTAAAAGTTGTTATAATTCAAGGTTTGACCTTTTTTATTGCTTGGCTTGGAGTTGCCGTTGAATCAGGGTAAAATATACCTTTGACACCAAAAAAAACCAAACTAAAAAACATAGCAATAAAAAACCATTTAAAAACAACCAGAGCTGAACTTTGCAGCAAATCAAATATTCTAGGGTTTTTGTCTGTGTTGTTAATATGCTCTTCAAGCTTATTTTCAACTATGGACATGCGTTTATAATTAATGCTATTTTCTTGTTGCATACTCTTTAATGATAGCTTAATTTCTAACAACAACTCTTTGTTGTCTTCAGTCACTTTTCTGAGTTCAGAAAAATTTTCCTTAAATTCTTTGACTTCATTTTGTAAACTATCAACATGTCCTTGAAGTTTTCCCACTAAAATATCTGATTCCCGTCTGTCGTAAGTCATGTTATTATTATATTAAAAATCCATGCATGGACATTGTGTTTGCAATATTTGCGGCATTAGTCCAGCTAACAGTGCCAGTAATATTATTTGTCCCTACTGTCCCAGCTACTGTGCAATATTGAGGAACTGCTCCTCCTGCATATTGAGCACTAACCGAAAAACTAGCTGTTGAACCTGTCCCACTTCCTGCAAATGGATCAACATTTGAAGCTGTTCTTTGACAATTCCATGTATAGGCATGAGAAACTGTTGTATTGTATAATACTTGAATTGTTCCACTAGCTGCTACATTTGGATGATCACATGTAAAATAAAAGACTAAACACATTCTTGAAGCACTTGTAAAATCTCCAATTCTACTAAATATTGACCACGCAACTGAAGAGCCAGATGTACTAGCGACAGCATTCATAGCCCCTGAAAAACCTGCCGAGCTAGGGCTTGATAAATCAAAACCTCCACCGCTATTAGCAACCAATATTTTGCCAGCGTTACCAGTTGCACATTGTATCTTTTCAGGGCATCTAACCCGCTCAGAATCTGGCAAGCTTCCTGCTGAAGCACTAAGTCCAACCCATTGGTCACGCAAAGCCGTCATTAAGCTTTGTGTAATAGGGCTGTCAGCGTCTACTTCGCTATCATCAATTAATCTATATCCACTTCTTGTTTGTTGTGCCATTTTATCTTACTCCATAAGCGTCTGAACCATCAGACATTAAACCATTATTGTCGCTAATAAAAGCGTAAACTGCCCTATTAGCTTCACTCTCAGCCGAATAATCAAGCATTGTGTTAGGTGTTATTCCCCCCAACCTTCTAAGATATTCAATGCCCTGAAAACCAGCTGCAACATATTTTAATTTTACTCCGTTATTATCTAGCTTTTCAGTTGTTTGAATTACTGTATAATCGTTCTGCTGTGGCTGCCCTAATTCATCTTGAATCTGTCCCGTTTGCATTCTAACCCCTGAACCTGTCCAGATTATATCATCCTTAGGGTCAGCTTCAAAGGTTACTACTGTTTGCGTGTCCCTGTATTGGTTCAACAAGTTAGTATTAATTTCATCAGCAACACCGCCAAGCCCTTGGGTCATCCATCTCGAGTATATTCTTTTAACTTGTTTCTGGTCATATTGTTCAGCTGTTTCAGCGTCTAAATCAGCCCTCGCCCTTACCTGTTGATAATTCTGGATTTTATCAAGTTCAAGTATTGGACTTCGTAAACCTATATAAAGCCAAATTTGACTTATTCTATTCTTAATGTCTTTAGTGCAATTTACTGTATCTTTAACAATATCCCTATCATCTAAAAATGTCACCCCGTTAAAGTTTCTAGTTTGTAAACTATCAAGCTTAACTTCTTGGTCTCGTTCATCCCACCATATATAAACAGTATATTCTGTGAGTTCTTTTAGTAGTGTGCTAACTCCTGTCGGCTCTGCTATTAATGCACTAAAGCTGTAAGACTGTAAGCCATTGTCAATTACTGTAGCCCAGTCAGTTAAAGGCAAATAACTTGAAGGTATACCAGCAACTGTATTCAGCAAATAATAAAGCAAATTATCTATCCTGACATTGTCAAAATAATAGCAGTTCTGCACAGTTGCATCCTCATCATGTTCATCAGCTTCAGTATTTTTAGGGTAAATACTTGGATTAGTGCCCCTTGTTACTGTCAAGGTGTAGTTTGGGCTACTTCCTGAAACTGCTGTGACTTTCATTATTTCATCATCAATTCTTATCCATGGCTGACCAGCTGAAAACTCTGTTGTGATAATGTCATCATCATCTACTATTGTAATACTGGTCTGTGAGTTGTTTATGTCTGCTGCAAGTTGAGCTGTGGAAGCTGCTGGCAATTGAGCCTTTTCTGTATCAGCTTTTTTCAATGGGTCTTTACCTTCAATGGTAACGATTCCTTTACTGTCAGCCCCTGCAATTCTGCTTATTAAAAATGTCCTTGTATTGACATTATCTGCTGAATATGTTCCGTCCTCATTCAAGTAACCCTGTTTAATACGCATTACTCGCCCTTCATAATATCTATTTCTTGATATTAACCTGCCCCAAAGCGAGCCGTTATCAGGATATTTTACACTTCTATCAGCAAAATACGGGTCAATTCCAACATCGGTATAAGGGCAATCCATAACTTTAACTTTAACACTCGACCTTATCCCAAGCCCTGTTCCCCTTTCTAACCTTGTAGGAGTTATTTCCATGCTCAATAATGTTGGAAACACAGGGGCTTCACCTGTGCCTTGCAGTTCATCAAGCCTTACATTTGCAAATCTATAAGTCTTTACTGTGCCCTCGATAGGGTCAGGGGCTGGAGTATCTCTATCAAAATTAGTAACATCTTGGCAAGTGCTTCTAGTATTATAACACTCCGAGCCTGAAGAGCCTGAAGCTGTGCAAGGGCTTGAGCCATAAGTATGTTTGCAAAAGTTCAAGTCCATTTCCAATATGAAAATGGGCTGTTTACCTGAACGATTTTTAAGGGTGTTATATGACATCGTATTGATCAGCGACCAAAACACGCAAAGGCATACTGACACTCATATATGGAGGGGGCATTATATTAACAGGCGGGATTATATCGTCTGCCGCTGCTAAAACTGCGTCATTTGGATAGCTTGTTGGATTCCATTGATAGAAAAATGCATGCCTTGCAGCTTCCCTAGCAAAATCATCCCATGAGTTTCTGACCCAAGTTTCAGTAACTGGTTGAATATCTAACTTCATATCCCTTTCAGTTCGCCTAATATTTTTGCCTATTATTTGCCCGTTTTGTGCTATTACATTATTTGATACAACACCACCTAAAAGTACAGGAGGTTTAACCCCGTCCCTTTGACCTCGCTGGAAGGTTAAAACCTGCCCTGCTGCCAACTGTCTGACAATTAAATTTTCTGTTCCAACTGTAAAAGTGTATCTTATTCTTCTGCCTGCCACAAGTGTGACTTCGCTAAATGTTCTTAGTTCAAGCTTTCCGCTTGTAGTTGTTACCGTGTCAAGTTGCGTAAATACAGTAGCACTAGACTCATAACTAATAGAGATAGTACTTGACCCTGTCCCTGTATAAGTACCCACATAGTATGCCCAACTATCAATATCACCACCATTAGCAATAGTAAAATCAAGAGTAGTTGTCGCACTTGCTTGAGCCTCAAAATAGGAATAACTTAACCAATCGTTACAATTGTCTGGCAGTTTCCCCGTAACTGTCGAGCCTGAATAAGTATAATTATTATCTGCATAAGCAAGGTTGTTGTATAATACTCGACCAAAAACTTCAGCCATTCTTTTTAACCTCCCTTAGTGGTTTAAATTCTGGAACTTGAAAATTCTTTATTTCTTCTTCTGTCAAATCTCTACTAACTCCGCATTTTGTATCAGCTGCAATTAATGCACTAATCATTTCACCAACTGGGTCAGGGGCTATCCTTGCTGGACTGCCAAGCTTGCCTAAGTAATATTTTTGCACCTTTCTAGCGTAATGTATTACAGGGTAATAATGATCTATGATATTTTTGTAATCCATTAGTTTGACACAGTTGCGTTTAAAGTAGTGTTATCGTCAGTTTGTTCATTAATATCATTTATCAATGCCCTAACCTGTTCCCCAGAAAAATTTTGCCCAATTAAAGTTGTATTTACAATTGTTTGTTGTGGGGCTTGTTCTTGAGCTGGAGCTGCTTGCCCTCCACTTGCTGAACTTCCTATTGCTGCACCGCCTGCAGTTGCACCGCCACCGCCTGCACCACCGCCACCACCACCGCCCATTTGAGCACTTCTAATAGCGTTAATGTTTGCAACACCTGCCGCAACCGCTGCCCCTGCTGCTGCGATACCTAAAGCAGGTCCGACAATTGGGATTCCAGCAAGTGAAGCATAAGCCCCTTGAGCTGCCCTATAAGTATTGACAGTAGTTTCAGCAATAGCTGCAGCTTTTCCAACTTCGAATAACTCACGACTTTTTGTGTTCATGAGCTGCGACATTTGCCCAAAAAATCCTTCGGCAACAATCAACCGCCCTTGATAACCTCGTTTCCAGAGTTCTGTATTCATTATTTCAGCTTTTTTGTTGGCTTTTAATATTTCATCTATTTGCCTGTTAGCTTCCATAATCATCATATTAACCTTTTCTTTTTCAAGGTCAATCTTTTTTTCGTTCTGTTCTTTTTGCAGTTCTAATTCTTTATTATATTGTTCTGCTCTTAGTTCTTGCTGTGCTTCAAATTGAGCTTTCATCTGATCAAGCCATTCTACACCAGTTTGACCAGATGTAATATCCTCTACACCGCTTTTTAATGTTTCTCTGATTTTTTTAGTTTCTTCATCTTGCCCTAATAATGTATCTTTTAAAACAACTACTGCTTTTGCATAAGCTTTAGCTGTTTCAGTCATATCAGCATTTATATTTTCAAAGCCGTGATTAGCTTGTTGTTTAAGCTCATAACTTACTGACCATAGCTTTGAACTTGCTCTTAATACTTTCCTTCCAAGTGCTTCATCAACAAAAGCTGTATTAACAGCTATAGTATCAAGCATTTTTTCAGTTTTAAACCCAAGCTCTGAAACAAGCAAGAGCATTCCATTTACCATAGTTTTGAACCCCGATTTTATGCCAACAATCACCACATGAAAATTAGCAGCTATCAAGCCCCATGTTTTTACAAATATATTTTTTATTTGAAAAGCAATAGCTCCAAGCCCGAGCAATCCAATCTTAAAATCCTGAACCTTTTTAACCAGCCAGTCCCAAGCTCCTAAAACATCCCTAACATAACTAAAGGCATTGTCTCGCCATTTCTTAAAGTCTTTAGCTAAAGATATAACTTTTTCGGCAACAAACTCCATTATCGGAGCTGCTTCTTTTGCTAATTGCATAAACACAGCATCAACTGCAAGTCCGATTCTGTTAAATGCTTTCTGTGCATCCCTAAGCTGCATAGCGTCAATATCGTCCAAAGCTCCCCCAAGGGCAGCAACTTCAGCTCTCATTGCTTGGATTCCTTCTTTGCCCTTTTTAGCCATGTTCAAGACTTTAAAACCACCATCAGCCATTATTGCCATTGAAGTAAAAACTTGATCTGATTTATTAGCCATTTTACCCAAAGCATCAGCAACAGTCAAAAACTGCTGTTCCATGTTTAGCTGATAAAGCTGCTTAGAACTTAAGCCCATTTTTACAAAAGCTTCTTCCAAGCTACCGCCAAAGTTTGCAGCATCAGCAATCTTGTCTGAAAGGTCTTTCATAATATCAGCCAATTGATCACCTTCAATTCCAAACTGTTTAGCCACTCCTGTCAATTCAGATAGTGCTTTAGTTGTAATTCCAAGGCGGTCAGCTGTTTGCTGCATCTCAGCACCAAGCTTAACGCTTGCAATTGTTTTAAAGGCAACAACAACCCCAGCCGCTGCGGTTGCAACTGAGCCTATTTTTAAGGCAGTCTTGGCAGCTGCTTTTCCGATTTCAAGCATGTTGCTAGACATGCTCTTTGCAGCTTTTTGTGTCTGCTTCTTAGCATCATTTAAGCCGTCAACAAGCCTTTTGTCATCAAGGCTTAATGCAATGCTAACTGTCCCGACTTCTGCCATTTTTTAACCTTTCCACATGTTCCTTAAAATCTTCTAACCATTGTTTATTAACTTTTGGTTTTCCAGATAATCTAATTTTATCATCCATATATTTAGTCAAGGTTAGAAACTCCCTGAAAGTGCAATTCCAAGCGTCTCTAACGCTTAATCTAAAATCCTTTACTAAAATTGAGACATATCGCTCATATTCAAAAATTACTGCGGAGCTGTCTCCGTCTCTTTTACAGCTTCCGCTTTCGCTTTTTTTAATTTTTCTTCCTGCTTTTTGATTTCATCATCACTACTGACAGCCTTGGTCAAATATGTTACAGCTGGCAATAAATAATCTTTTATGCCTGCACTCATTAACATTGAACCAAACTTTTCAAAGCTTATTGATTCATCAATCTTACTTTCATATCTAAGAGCACCCCTGTAACCTGTCCACAAAATAGCAGTTATCTTTTTAATGCTAAACTTCTGTTCAATCAATTCATTCAGTAAATCAATAACTGCTATTTTGGTCATTTCTTCAAGCTCACAAAGAGCTTCAAAGGTTGGTCTTAAATTGTAGTTTTTCCCAGCTATAGAAATTGGAAAGTCTCCTCGGTAACTATTCATTATTCTATTCTCCTAAAAAATTAAGTTGCTGCTGTGTAAGTAATTGTACCTGAACTTTCTAATGTAAAATCAAAAGTTTCTTCAGCGTTGTACTCGCCTGCTCTGCTTATAGTAGTGATTTCAAAGTCTCCGTCAAATTCATCTCCAGCACCAGAAACAAGCTTAAATGTTTTAATTGTTGTACTGCTCATAAAAGCCTGAATCAAGTCCTCAACAAATTCATCATCACTAAAAACACCGCCACCGCTGACAGACATGCTTTTAATTCCGCAACCATCAAGCAAAGCCCTCCATGGAGCATCATCTTTAGTTGTAACATCAACATTTTCTTTGTTCAAGCTCATACTTGTTGTTCTCATAGCACCGATAGTGTTATAAGTAGATGAACCATCATATAATTGTATCAAAAAATCTTTTCCGCAAAATTTAGCCATCTTATAGCCTCCTAAAAAATTAACCAGTAACTACGCACCTAAAAACATTAACCGAATGGTGTGCGACCCCATCAGGCTCAGTAAAATATGTTGCATTTTCATATCTTAGTATTAAATTTTCACCTGCGGTCAAAGTAAGCTCATTATTATGCAATGCACTATTGACCGCATCAACAATTTGTAAAATATCTTTATCGCCTTGGTTTTCAGTCCAAGCATCAACCCTTATTTCACCATCAAAGCCTTGAGAATCTTTTGTGTCCCATTGGCTGGCATTATCCCACCTAACAAGCATGTAAGGGAAAGTACCTGCAAACTGTGTGCTGTTCTGTGGTATATGGTTATAAATTCTAGTCCCAACTAAGGCGGTCACTCCAGCATTAGCCTTCAAAGCAGCAATTGCTTTCTGTAATACTTCTAAATGGCTTGGAGTGCTCATTTTGTGACTTGCTTGATTGCTTGTTTAATGTTTTTAGATATGTTCTTTTTGTTCGCTTCAAGGCTTGGCTTCATAAATGGTCTTGCTTTGGTTGTTCTTGTGCCATATTCAAGAGCTTCAGCATATTCAGCCCGAGCTATTACATAAGCTGTTTTATCTTGCATATTAGCATAAGTGATTGTAGTTCCCCTTTTCAAGTTACCTGTTGCTACTGCTGGATATTCGCCTGCTGAACTAGCTGTATATTTTACTTTTGTTTTAGGAACAAAATAAGTATTACCAGTTTTTCCCCCAGCATCAAAACCCTTTATAATAGTTCCATGTATCTGAACAGCAGATTTATTCAAATACTTGATTGCATTATCAGCCAGTTTTAACCCTAACTTATTCAATGATTTTTTCAAATCATCAAGCCCTGATATTTCTGTTTTAATTATGCTCATTAGTTCACTAC